TGTCACCATCATCAGCAGTTTTGAAACGCAGATTTACAGGGTTTGCACCACCCGAAGTAAGATCCGAAGCATTTTGACTTGTCTGTGGTGTTTCGTTTGAACCACCAAAATCAAAGAATACTGCTACATCTGCTGGCATATATCTTGTTATATTGAGTGGTTTATAAACATATAAAATTACGTTTCGTCATACTGCCAAAAAAATGTTTCAGTACCAGTATTTCCAGCAATTGCAGAACTCTCCACCTCAATTTGATAAACAACTAAATCACCAAACTGACCAGTCGTTTGAGTTGATCCAGAGACACTCTTTGGTGCATTTGCTGTGAAGCTAAATGCGTTGACTGGTGATGAGTTCAAAGTTGAGTACGAATTTGTTGTGAGTTCGACACCAGTGACGCCTGTAGTGCCAGTTGCCTGAATGTATGTTGTAGCAGTGTTCATTTTACAATTTACCCCCGTTCCAAGAGAATTAGTACCATCGGTATACCACTTGATGTTATTTATTGTTCCGCTTGGCGCAACTGAGCAATCTAAACGTGTGCAAACCCAAAATGAATAATTTTTTCCCGAAGTGGGAATTCTGATAGGGTTAGTGACACTAGAAACCGAGTGTGAGTCTTCCGAATTGGCTCTAGTATTGATGTTGGTTATGTCAGTGATTGTGGGTGTACTTCCAGTTAGACGAATAATTCGCACTGTGGCAACCATGAAAAATGGAAGACATCGTATGTAATAAATATTTTAGGTGTGTTTTAACCTTGAAAAAACATCTTTTAGCCTCTGGTAAAAACTCGAACTGGAAAATTCCCTCTTACCATATTTTGCTCTGATTCGTTGAATATCCCGTGATGATAACTCAAATCGATTTTTTCCAGAATAATACGCATCCATTACATCCACACCAGATTCATTTCCACTGACATCATGTGTCAGCCCGAAAGTATGCCCTAATTCATGAATCATCACGGCGATAATAGAATAAGTTTTAAGTTTGGATTTAGGATCACCTATTTTTTTCACAAACCCACGCTCGTACGCTTCTTGTGCCTTAATAGAATTTCCGTGAAAAGTCCAAATATAATCGTCATTGAAAACTATCTTTCCTTGTCCAGATGTTGAAGGAAAATAGGCGTAAGCCAAAACACTCGCTCTTTTCGAAAACACATCGTCATCAGTTTGATTTCTAAACTCAAGCCTGATATCAGCATTCACATCCTTCCAAGCACCAACACATTTTATGCCACATTCTATTTCCCAAGTTTGTGTCGCCAAATTGAGTGCCCGCCTGACAGATTTTAAGTTCATGGTGCGACAACCCTCACCAATAAGAGTGTAGGAAAGAGTTGATTTATTCCATTTTTTAGACCACTCATCTTGTGTAGAAACAAACTGTATTGGTTTTGAATCACTATCGTTTGCAAGCACCAGACAATAATTTTTCCAGTCTGGATTTTCTTCCACCATATCTAAATTATTTGGGATCAATTAATAAGCATTATTTTGAGACCGCAACTAAACGACGTGCGGTGGTTTCCTCGAATACCTGTTTAGAGAATGCTCTGACTTCGACCAAATATTCTCCATCATGCAATAAGTTAGTGGGTTGTGTGGCGACATATCCTATGTCTTCCCATTTTACTTTAATCGAATCTACATTTTGAGCATAATCCACAATAAATGGAGTCGACACGAGTTCGGGTTTTGAATTATAATCAAATTTATCACGTCTTTTCCATTCCAGTTTTTCGCTTATGCTGATTTGCGCATAGGGGACTTTCTTGTTAAATTTCACAGTACACCAGTCGCCAACTTTTCCATTTTCGGGAATTTCAATTTCAACATACGGTTGTTTTGAATCTTGGTGAATTGTTTCTTGTGCTTCACGTAATTTTTGTTTGATTTCATCTAATTCAGCCATAACCATTTTTGTGGAAGCTGGTATTTAACTGTTTAAAAAAAATGGATTGTCGTGTCTCTTATTTTTGTCTATCAAGTGCGGAATGAGCTTGATCAATTCCATACCCGACCATCAAATTCATGAGAACGACGCCGACATACCCAACCTGATTCACCTGTTCTGACAAGCCAGTGATGTTCACAATCCCGACCGCAAAAAACACAGATGAAATGAGCGCACTTACTAATTTTTTCAGAGAATACGACTGACCTTGAGCCGACTTAAAGCCCTGAAACGTACTAGCAAGAGCACCAATACTAGCTGAAACTACAGCAATGATGGTAAGTGTCTCATTTATCATGAAAGCCTATACATGATAAGCATTATTTAAAGTTTTAAAAATCTTGTTGTTCTCCACGCCCACGAAGTAATTCAGTTGCGATATCTTCAAGATTGGGAGACAAATCAGGATGGATACGACGGGTTTGTTCATCTAAGATCTTTCCAAAAATTAGTGTGGTTTTATTTAATCGCCAGATACATTTTTGCATCCACTCGATTTCACTTTTAATATCCAAAATTTCCTTGTTTTTTGAGTCCTTTTGATCCCAAGAGCGTCGAAGCATCATGGTGATGACAAAACTAAGGACTGATACAATAAGTCCAGTGATAATTGATGAGATAATTATGATTTCCACGTTTATGTTTGAGCCAAATGCCTTATTAAAGATTATTTTGATTTTCCACAGTGAATACACTTGTTTTTACTCTTTTTAGTATATTCATGTTGACAAATCTGTTTTTTTTTATACTCTACATTCTCTGCCCAGCATTTCAAACACAGATACATGGTTGTTTGTTTAATCGTACCAATTCGTCGAAATAATTTACCACTGCAATATTTGCATTTTTTTGGTGCCATTTTAGAACCAATCGTTTTTCCGAAATCCTTTGTTGTACTTGAAAAAAAGATGTTTTTCTTCTTTTGGAGAAATAAGTGCTGTTATGAGATTCTTATTTATTATTGAGACCCCATCGACAGCCCAAAAATCAGCCCAAACCATGTTTCGAATAATGTCATGTTCTTGTTCAATATCTATTTGAAAAGTATCTTCTTCTTCAGTAAAACCAAAAATACAATGATGAATTGTTTCATGAACACATGTGTTAACCAAATCATCGAGTGTTTCATGTTTGTGCAAATAAACGATAGAACGTTCTGTTTCTGGATAATAAATACCACGCAGTAAATCTTCTTTGCCAAGAAAATGAAATGTTTGTTCGAATGTAGAAGAATTAGAAACACATCGATAAGCGTCTGTGGAAAAATCAGCAATGTTTTTCAAAAAACCACACCCATGTCAGTTATCAGAATTGAGATTTAATTAACATTTTTCACCTTGTTTTCATCTAAAAGACTTTTATACTTTGTCAAACTATCGAGTTCAATAATAATTTGATTGACTTCGTTGATTAAAAATTTTAGAATGTGAGTTAAAACGTAGCGACGCTGTTCAATATCATCTATACTTTCCATTAATTTACTTAGATCGATATCTTATTTAAACTTGAATTTTTTTTGATGGTTTCTTTACAATCTTCACAGAGTGGGTAGGTTTCAGCGTCGTAGAGGCGATTACATCTAAGGCATAGGTCATACATCATATATAATACGTAACCAAAGAATTTAAATATGTTGTAGAAATGACACTATGGTTCAAAACCAAAATTTTTGGCAAAATCAAAAAATTTTTTATATTCTTCTAAGAACATTCTACCACGATCTGTAATTACATACGTATTCTTCTTTTCACATTCAATCTTGGTCACCAATTCTGCGCCGAGTAGATTTTGTAGAAATTGCGAAAGTCTTGAGTGGGAAAGATTTGATTTCTGCAATAATTTGGTTATTGGTACAGCCTCAGAGGATGCCTCAAGAATTGCGGATGTAATCATCAGACTATTGCGATATCGCATAAAATTTTCACAGGTGACTTGATTATAAACTTTCCTAAAAAAAAAGAAGGATGGTAATTTTGTAATAATTAGAGGAAATTACTAAAAGTCAGGATCTTTTTTGGATATTAAAGTCCAGTATGATTCGGCTGGTTTCTCCGTTTTTTTCCTCTTGACGACCTTGAATGGCCCCATGCGTTTTCCATTTGCTGTGTCTGAACCAAACCAATATGTCATCTGTTTGTGAATTCCCTCTGTACTATAAAAGTGACTGATTGGCAGTACGCCCTCACCTTTATGATCTAGATTGAATTTTTCTTCTGTTTCGAATGTGTAGTAGTCCGTTTTTCCGTCCTGTCCGATTCTGTCTACGGATGTTGTGGGGTTTGGCTTTCCGCGTGTGTGGAAAAATCCAATTACTGTGAATGGTTGTCCAGCAATCTTTCCCAAGCCTTCTGTAGCTGGAAAGACTGGTTTTTCTAGGGTTGATGGATCGATTACTTCGTTTTGTGTCATTTTGTTCTTTTCACCTCTCAATGTATAATAATTTATGATATATTTATTCCTTACTTAAATTTATTTTGGATGCGTCCACAGATTGAACACCAAACTAATTCAAATGATTTACCTTTGACATCAAGTAAAATCATATTTAGATGACCTGATGATTTGCAATCAGTGAAACGACAGATAGTAGACATTTAATTATATAATTTGCAAACCTTGCAAAAAGTTTTCTCTTTTCGTGTTAAAAGACAATGGCAATGGACACATCGCCTACTTTCCATGAGCAATAAGCCATGTTTGGAGTTTTAAACGTAAAGCAATATCTCTTTTTGAGCACTTTTTATTCTCACGAAAATTGGGGAAGGCATGATGAAACCAGTTGTAAAAACACATTATATCATCTGAGGATAAATTCATCTGTATATTTAAATAACAAATCCATATATAAAAGTACCGATATGTTTATTATTCTATTAACCCAGTAGTTTTTTGCATAATTCGATTTTGCCACCCAGCACGATTGTGCGGGGAGACGGAAAGCCATGACGGTAGATCGTGTCGTGATGTTGTGACTCAACTAACTCCTTGGAAAAAACATCAAGAAACCCAGCGACTAAATTTCTTTCTGCTCTAGCTCGTATCGTATTACGCATACAATATATCCGAAAAATCTGAATATATTTGTTAACTTTTATGAAAGAATAATCTCTACTGGTTTATGTGCCTCACAATAAAATTTCACTGATGTCACTCCAAGGTGACTATCTCGTTCTGTTTGTGAGTCATCTACACTATCCAGTATCAGACCACAGATTTCACATTGCATACCAAGATCATAAATGGTATAATAATATTTAAACATTATGATTTTTTTTGAAAGAAATTATGTTAACTGACTAATTTTTTGAAATTTTTCAGATGTTCTGGGTGATCATAACATTTTTCACAATCGAATTTGCCACGATTATGACACTCACATTCGCATTTTTCCAAATTTGGAAATTTATGAATTGGATTAGTTGGTGGTGGGATTGGATTAGGTGAGTCTATGCCACCACTATCATTCGATTTTACAATACCAGCGCGTTTTGTAGAATTTTTTTTTGCTTCAACGATAGCGCGTATCATTTCACGTTTTTTTTCACTGATGTTTGCTTTAGAATTTTTAATTTCGTCACTAACTGACATAATTCATACCCCCAACCAAAAACATGTTTTTGGTATTAGATACCAACCCAGCAAAACAGGGGAAAATTTCACATTCATATCATATCGTGCCCTAACTGCCAACAGCGTACACATAAATTATCCGACCATTGACTCATCTGAAGACATGTGTGATGGGTGCATTGACACTTTATCCACTTTTTTGTACGCTTGCGTTTATAACGTAGTTGAATTTTTGGTGCTGGCATTTTAAAAAAAATGCTCTTAATTTTATGAAAAAAACCCATAATATTATTTAAACTCCGAGAAATATAAAGTTATTTTGGGTGCTATTTTTGTGATAACTTTAGCTATTGGGTAACTAAAAATCATTTCCAAAATTGTGCCATGAAAAACCCATGTGATAAATTGTTCAGTTGACAACCGAATCCAGAAAATTTGAAATGGAATAAGCCAAAGTAAATACAAAGCCCAAACTAACCCAGTAATACAAAAATACTCAAGAATTCTAAACTGTGGTTTCATCTGGAACCTCATTTAAATTTAGATAGATTTTTTTACCCAGTTTCTTAGCCATCTCAAATTCAATTTGAGCTCCTTTCGATTCACCGTATTCTTCGGGAACCATATAAAAAAAATGATCAGACTCCTTGATGTATTCTTTATCGAGATCAATCCACATTTGCCATGTCATATTCATGTCTTTTTTAAATTTTTGCCATGTATAGAATGAAAAGTGTGGTAAAATGGGTGAGTATCCTTTTTTAATTAATTCTTTGTAAATTTTCTCTCCAGCTAAAACATTTGTCTTCATTTCTGATATGGTTGCCTTCATCCCGTTTGCGATTGGGCCTGCTATATATATTAATTTATTCAAGTTCTTTCCTTTTTTTCAACAGATGAATTGGGATGGAACCATCCGTGTTAAGTTCGGCAATAAAAATTTCACGTTTGGTGTATTTCATCTTCAACAATCATCAATCATCCTTAAAACACGTTGTAAGAGATTTAATATTTAAAGTTTATTGTTCTGGTTTTGTGTCAGAAATATGTGAGAGTGTTCCAGAACTCAGCCAAATTATAAATTCATTGATGCAATTAATTCTGTATTCCTGAATTTGTTCCCAAGTGTAAGCACTGCCATATATATTACACTTTTGTGTTTGGATGTTCTCCAGTGTCTTTTTTGCGTCGATGGTGTGCTGTTCGAAATCTTTTTTTGACAGATTAATATTTACCACATCTACATTCAGGAAAACACATATTTAACTTTTATTCATACTTTAAAATTTCTAGCATGGATGTAGCACCACTGGCTTTTGCTTTTCCAGTCGCGTTGTTAAACTTTACACGAATTTTTAATTTATTTCCAGTAAGATCGTAAACATCCAACTCCCAGTTATTTGTTGTGGAAACTTTAGCTTTGCCATTTTCCCAAACTCGTACTGTAATTGGATCACCCTGAGCTTTCCTAGCTTTACAATACCAGAGATCAACTAGTGGTATCATCGTTGATCACACAACAATAGGGGATTTAACTGTTTGTATGATTAGAACCTGTCTGCCTCAGATTTGTCTGGACGAAGCTCGACAAAGACTGGGAGAAATAGGGATTTTGTGTTGGTGTCTTTTCTGGAAATAACACCGTTATGTTTGACAGCTACTATGGTGTAAAGCAAACTATTTCGTCTGTTCCAAATATCCTTCCTGTGTTCATCGGTAAAACCAGTGCCGACGTCTACTTTGATTTTTCCATCACCATCTTCGCATTCCAAAGCACCGAGCATTCCACTAGCCTTGCCCGATCCTTGCACAAAACCCGTTATTTTTAAATCACTCTCTGAAAATTCTTTCATTTTGACTATTTGCTTGCTTCTTTTATTCTCCCACACATGATCCAAATTTTTTAAAATAATTCCTTCTTCACCATTGCTTAATTTTTCCTTGAATAGTTTCTGTGCCTCATCCAATGATTCGACTATGCGTGAGTCTATTATGGTGTGGATGTTTGTTGGTTTGAGATTTTTTAACATTTGAAGTCGTTCAAGTCCACCGACACTATATTTGCCAAGTTTCCACTCCTTATATGGAATAATATCCCATAGAACAATGCAAACTTTGCTTGCTTCTGATTTGGTGATAGTTCCCACCACCGATTTGTGAAGTATACCATTTCCAGTTTGTCGATCTAAAATCTGCCCATTCGATTTAACCAACAACTCCCCATCTAAAACAAAATCAAAGTCAAAAACGTGGGAAAAAACATCAAATTGACCGAATAAATTCATGACTTTACCATTCCTAGAAAACACTTCTACGGTTCCATTTTTTACGATAATATTTGCTCTCATACCATCTGCTTTTGTTTGTGCAATGCATGGAAAATTTATTCTGTCAATATCCTTGTTCGGAGAAGCCAACATGATTGGGAAATCTTTAGGCAATTTTCATTTCCCCACTTTGAATTTTCAGTTTTATTTGACACGCCCAAATGTGTTTGCACTTTACATTACGAAATTGATAATCTGGGCACTCACAAGTTTCTTCCTGAAAGTCCACATGATATTGTTTTTGATCAGACACAACAATTGCCTTGGGGAAGACGAGCGGTGTTACACCGTCGAGAAGTTTGAAAGCACTTTCTAAGCGAGGTATTGCATGGTTTATCTTCTGACTCATGCTTACCTTAAGGTAAACAGTAATATAAGGTTTACTTAAATCAGAAACACTTGTAACAGACCCTCTTGCTCTCATTAAAATAGTGCTCGTTTGATTCTCTTAATATATTACCACAGCGTTGACATTTTTCAATGGTCTGTAAAAACTTCCAACTGTATTTTTGAAAATCATTCCATTCATCTTGTGTAATTATTTGCGGTATTTGTGGTGGGTTGCAAGCATTGATACATTTGACGCCACGTCCTTGTTGCCAGAAACACTCTGTGCCAATTTGTATGTTGGTGCCACAAATACAACATTTATTATTAAATTTACTTACAAGCTTAACCCAGTTTTCTATGGAAGACGGATCGATGATATCACTCATATCTGGCAGGCACACAGGCTTTAATGCAACACCAACAAAGTGCTTTGTTTTCGTGTGGAGAGAGCTTTTTTCCGCAACTCACACAAAAGATGTCATACATTTTTGTTAAACCTCTTTTTTTTCTTTGGTGTAGATTCAAAGTCATCAATTCTATGTTCTATACATGATTGGCAATACACCAAATCTGTTTCAGATCCGCATAAAATACATGATTTCAATCAGTAACTACCCTAAAATATTTCCAGAGGCACTTCTTAGCTTCAGCGTCAGTATGCAATAATGAATCTTTTCCACAAGCACACATTTCTCCCACCGATTTATTGAGGAGAGGTTTTAATTAAACATTAAATACACAAATACTATCACTTATTAATAAACACCGTGTCTGAAAAAGAAAATCAGGTTCCAAGTTGGGATAAAATCTCAAATTTGGCAAACAAACTTGATGAAGCAGTTGACGAGGGAATTTTAAAATTGGGGATGAATTTTCTTGAGATAGAAGTCGCACTATTGATGGTAAAAGAGAAGATTGATCACGAGAAATATAGAATTTTGGCTCAAATGTATAGGGATGAAAATCTACATGGAAATGATAGAAAACCACCAGCAAATTTTTACAGATAACATAAACATACCGTGTGTTTTGTGTAGACGTGAATCAATTTCATCATCAAAAAACAAATACTGCCGAGATTGTTATATCGACCTTATTGGTGATTTATTTCCACAAATCTTGAAAGAATGACCCAGTATATTTACCTTTAAAATTAGAGTTTGTTGAATTATAAAGTTAAAACTTGTTTGTTTTTTTGAATTTCTTAAGATACCACATTTTACGTCTCTTACTAAACTTCCAATGCAGATTTAAGTTATGATATTCCTCAAACTCTCGGACTATCTTTTTCGCTATATTTTTAATATTTTTTAATGCCAGATAATCTATACGGAAATATTCATATTTATGTTTGGTGATCTTCTAATTTTAGTTTTGATGTTTAGATAAGTATAACGTAGCTACAGTGACTTTAACGTTAAAATCACGTTAAAAAACTATCCGACAGCACATGAAGAATTTCCACAATTAAAGCAAGTAAAACAGCCACCACTATTGACGATGTTTTTACTCCCACATTCAGGACAGTGATTTTTTTTCAATACAAAACATTATATTCGGCGTAATATTAAAGCATTCAGATGAAGACCACTACAGTCGCTATAACTAGAACCACCCGAAACAAATTGGCAAAACTCGGTTCTAAGGACACCACATTTGAGCAAATAATATTAAAACTCATCGAATTTTTTGAATCTGAAAAAAAAGACATAAAATATACTTACGATGATGATGACGATGCTCGTGACGCTGACGAACAAAGAGAGCCACGTTATGATCCTTCGGATTTAGATTGAAGTATAATTCCAATACGGATGAATATCTTGAGCTTTTAGCGAATAGATAAGAGCCATGAGGCTATCCCGTGGGTGATTAAACTCCTTTCTGGCATATTGGCGAGGATCGTCTGTTTGTTCATCAAATTTTTCCGATAGATCTTTTCTCGTTAAATCCGTCAAATCAGAAAATAAAAAGTCTATTTTTTGTTTTGAGTATGGGTTTGCTGGGAACATTAGTTTGGTTTTTCTCTTGTCGATGTCAAAAGGATTCTGTGGATCACTTACCACAATAGTCATCAAATCAATAAACTGTTGTATTGCTGTAGTTTTATCGATGCGTAACTGCTCTCGTGATTCACCATGTTCATCAAACTTTGTGTGAAATTCCTGTAGCTGTCTCACTTCATTACCAATTGTCCTACACCCGTAAAATTTGTTGTTGCCCACACCGTCAAAACGCTGACCAGTATTTCTGTCAGTGCCACCATCTTGAATCTGTTGTACTTGAATTGCACCATAACCAAGATCACCCACCCCAACATCACATTTAGCTTCTTGAAACAAGATGGCGATGTTTTTAGCTTGATCGAGAAGATTTTCTGCTGGACGAGGATCAAGATGTACGAGTTGAATTCTACTAATTTCATCTTTTTCTCGTGTTTCTTCTTGAAGAATCCACTTAATGAGAATACAAATGACGGTTTGGGAAGGCGAACCACTTCCAAAGTCCACACCCATGGTAATTTTTACCTGTTTTCCAAACATATCCTTTATGTCCGCAATTTCCCAAGGTTGCAATAAGCGTAAATCTTCGTTACCACGGAAAAGGTTTTCTACCATTTCTCTGGTGATTGGTCGGCGTTCTGCATGGAAGAATCCACCATTAACGTGGGATGTAAAAAGATGTGGTGACATGGTTTGCCTTTTTGATTCAATCGCAAAGTCCTTTGTATCATGATTATACATTTTTGGATTTAATGCGTCGGCTATAGAAAGAGGAATGTGTGGAATGAGCGATTGTGGCATGTGATAACCATGCCAAGCATTGCTATTTTCTGGAACTGTGGACTTCCAT